TGAAAGAAATTGACTCGGCGGATTTTCGTGGGATTGATACTATTAGGGAAATCAGGAAGCAATGCCAATACAAGCCGTTGAGTAGTCCTTACCGGGTTTGGATATTGGACGAGGTTCACCAGCTGACAAAAGATGCACAAAGTGCACTTTTGAAAACGCTAGAGGACACGCCAAAGCATGTATATTTTATTCTTTGCACCACCGACCCGCAAAAACTACTGCCTACTATTCGAGGACGTTGTTCTCAATTTCAGGTTCATCCCTTAACCGATAAGGAAATGAAACGCTTATTGTTACGAGTTGTGAAAGCGGAAGGGGAATCCCTGGACAAGGAGGTCTATGAACAAATTATTCAAGATAGCATGGGTCATCCAAGAAACGCTTTGCAAATTCTTGCTCAAGTGCTATCTGTAGAACCCGAAAAGAGGCTAGAAGTCGCCAAGCGTACCGCTGAAACTCAGTCCCAGACGATTGAGCTTTGTCGAGCACTCGTGAATGGAGCATCGTGGAAAAAGATTTCAGAAATACTCAAAGGCTTAAAAGACGAAGACGCGGAGCAAATACGCCGGGCGGTATTAGGCTATTGCCAATCCATTCTACTGAGCGGTAAGCAAGATAATGGAATTGCCGCAATCATGGAAGCGTTTATGGAACCCTTCTACAATTCTGGTTTTCCTGCGTTGGTATTGGCATGTTATAGCGTTTTGTTTGGGGAATAATTATAACACAGACTGCGATTTTCGGGTAGGTGGACAAGAGGTGAGAAGGACGAAATTCCCATTAGTGAAAATGGTGCTGTATTTTGATAAAAAGAAAGCGAGGCGGTGCGGGCAGGTAGTAAAAGAGACAGAAACATCTGTGATTGTCTACACTGCATATAGGGAAAAGGAAATTGTGCCCAGGGACAAGATAATTAGGGAAGAATTTGTAACATCTGACCGGGCTTATCTCAGACCAGACCGTAAATAATTTTGTCGTAGTTTAAGACAAAAGGGAAAACTACGCACCAGAGGAGGTATACGGTGTGAAGTTATCCGAAGCGGGACAAAGAGTGTTCGATGCTCGTTATGCCATGCGTGACGACCAAGGAAATATTATTGAAACATTTGATCAGGCGGTCGAACGTCTGGCACGGGCCGCCGCAAGCGCCGAGAAAGAAAATCAGACTTTTTGGCAAGAAAAGTTTTCCTCAATTATAGGGGATCTTCTGTTTATTCCATCAACTCCAATTTGGGCAAATATAGGCAAACCAGATAGACCCTGGCAGCCTTCCGCCTGTTTTGTTTTAGCGGTCGAGGATTCGCTTCAGTCCATGTACGAAACCCTCTTGGCCACTGCACTGGTCTTCAAATCTGGAGGAGGCGTAGGCTACAATTTCAGTACCATTAGGCCGCGAGGTTCTTTGGTGAGAACTACCAAGGGTAAGGCCTCAGGCGTTGTTGAATTGATTAAGCTTTATAACGCCTCGTCCAATATGGTTATGCAAGGCGGCGTCCGTCGGGGAGCATCTATGGGCATTTTAAATATTGACCATCCTGAGATCATGGACTTTATTCATGCCAAGCTAGATGGTGGGCTGACAAACTTTAACCTGTCCGTGGGCGTTACAGACGCTTTTATGGAAGTTCTTGCCCAGGGAGGGGACTGGCCCCTTGTCTTTAACGGCAAAGTGCATGCTGTATTACCCGCCGCCGAGCTGTGGCAGGAGATTGTGAAATCGGCCCATGCTTGCGGGGACCCTGGTATTATTTTTCTCGACACTCTCCAAAAAAGCAACCCCTTACCTCACAAACAGTTAAATTGCACCAACCCATGTGGCGAACAACCGCTGTTCCCTGGCGAATCCTGCCTGTTGGGTAGTATCAACCTGGCTCGTTTAATCGGCTCGAACAACCGTATTGACAGCGCTAAGTTGCAAGAGGTAGTGGCTGTCAGTGTGCGCTTTTTGGATAACCTCATCGATATAGCCGAGTATCCACTTGAAATGATTGCAGAAGCTACTCGGGCCACCAGAAAAATTGGTCTGGGCTTTACCGGATTGGCTGATGCCCTGATCCGGGCCGGGCTACCTTACGATTCCGACGAAGGCAGGCGTTATGCGGGGGAGATAGCTAAGCTTATCCAGCAAGCAGCTAGAGAAACGTCCCGTGCCCTGGCAGAGGAAAAAGGTTGCTTTCCCGAATGGGAAAATAGTATCTATTACCCTGATGAGAAAATCAGAAATGCTACTAGAGTGACCATTGCGCCTACCGGTTCGGTAACTACAATAGCCGGCTGCGAAGGTTACGGTATAGAACCGATATTTGCTGTAGCTTATAAAAAAGCTACCAACGTAGCCGGTGACTTTGAAGTGTTCAGTCCATTATTCCTGGAAGCCTGTCGAAAAGCCGGCGTTCCTGACAGTGTTCTGGAAGAGGTGGCCTCAAAAGGTACCTGTCAGGGTGTGGAGGGAATACCTCTAGAGATTCAACGCATATTCAAAGGAGCTCAGGATATTGCGCCGGAAGATCATATCCTGATGCAGGCCGAAGTACAGAAATATGTGGATAATGCTGTCAGCAAAACTATTAACCTACCCAATCATGCTACCATAGAAGACGTTGATAAGTGTTTCAAAATGGCTTACGAGCTTGGGCTCAAAGGCATTACTATCTTCCGTGACGGCTGTAAAGAGGGCACCGTCACAATAGGACAAGGACGAAAAGATAAGCCTCGAGAAAAACATACCTTAAAACGAGGCGAAATCTTACCCAGACCAGCCAGTACCCATGGCGTGACCCACCGGCTTGATACTGGTTGTGGCAAGTTATACCTTACAGTGAATTATCGACCGGATAATGGTGAAATTATCGAAACTTTTATCACTACCGGTTCAGATGGCGGATGTTTGGTCTATACTGAGGCCACTTCCCGGCTGATCAGTCTGGCTATTCGTGGAGGTATCGCTGTGGACGAAATAGTTGAGCAGTTACTGAGTACACATTCCTGTCCTTCTTATATGTTGGCCAAAGGTAAAGGGAGAAAACTTTCTCCTGGCAAGTCTTGCGCTTCAGCTATAGCCTATAAAATTGCTGAGATTCAAGATATGCTGAAGAAAGAACGCAACGGTTCTCAAAGCTCAACTGAAGAACTCATTGATCCCAGCTTATTGTGTGAATGCGGTGCCATTATGGAACGTGAGGAAGGATGTTTTGTCTGCAGAAATTGCGGTTATTCCAGGTGCTAGTAACGAAACGCTCCCTAATTTACGCAAATAATTTTATTGTAGTTTGTATAATAAAGACAGAAGAGAAAACTACGCACCAGCGGGAGGGAAAACGAAGCGATGGAAAATAAACGTGTTCGCTTGACGCTTTATGATGATGATGGGAATATTGTGAGAGAGGTGGAAGGTAACGGGATTATATACTACTTAGTCTGCGAGGAAGAGGATGAAGAAACAAAGAAAACCACGGTGGAATCAGGGATTTTCGGAAAACTCCCACCCTCCGAACTCGCACTAGCACTCCCCAGCATTTTCAACATGGTAAAAGCCGCAAAAGAAAAAGAAAACGAAACGAGTGAAGATAAAAAGGAGGACAAAAATGAAAATAAGAGTTGAGATTTCTGACGAAGATTTAGGGAAGGCTTTATTACAGAAGGTATTGGATATGCTCAGCGATATACCCGGTGCTCACCAAGTCTTCCCTTATCCATTTGACTTGCGAACCTCTGGTAATTTGGTATGTCTAGTGAAAAACAATAATAGTGCTTATTGGTTGGTTGAGAGTGAGAAAATCACCGCTCTGGTGGACGCGGCAAATGTCCTAATCCATGGCGAAATACGAACTTGGGGGTAATAGATAAAAAGGAGGGATTATTTTGGATTTGAACTATGAACAGGACGTAAGCATTGATGAAACCGCACTAGACGTGGAATGGTTACAGCAAGCGAACCTAATGTACAAATATGCAAGGTATCAAGCCGAGACAAAGAAAGCGATGGACGAAGCAAAAGAGAGGTTAGATTTCATCCGTGCCAAACTTGAAATGGACATCAGAGCTAACCCGGAAAACTACGGACTATCAAAGGTTACTGAGTCAGCTATTGCTAGTACCATTCTACTTCAGCCAGAGTATCAGGAGGCATCGAAGAAGTATATCGAGGCTAAATACGAAAATGACGTAGCCGTCGCCGCAGTAAGAGCTATTGACCAAAAGAAAACTGCATTAGAAAACCTAGTCAAGCTGTTGAGTGTGAGCTATTTCGCTGGCCCTTCCGCTCCGAGAGATTTATCACTGAAGTGGAATGAACATATCAAAAGGAGAGAACAAAAAGAACACAACAAAAACGTGAAAATTAGAAGGAGGCCATAAACAATGAAAAAGAACAAGAAGAAAAGCAGGTTTAAAGGTGCTGTAAGTCGAAACGCTGAAAGACAAGCCCGAGGTGTTTCACAATATGGGTATTTAAGACTTCCCAAAGGCGTAAATATCTTCAAAGAAGAGCCGAGAACTCGGGTTGAACTCGATATCATTCCATATGTTGTAACGTGTGATAATCATCCCGATAGAGATGAAGAATACGGAATTGCAGTTAAAGGCGAACTTTGGTACAAACGACCCTACTGGTTGCACAGAGGTGTCGGACCCGACAATCGATCGGTTGTTTGTCCTAGCAGTGTTGGAAAACCTTGTCCAATTTGTGAATATCGTGCTCAATTATTGAAAGATGGAGCCAAGTGGGACGATGATGCAGTAAGAGCCTTAAAGCCCTCGATGAGAAATCTTTATGTTGTCATCCCCAAGAACAACAAGAACTACTCTGAAGAACCTCATATTTGGGACATAAGCCAGTTCCTTTTCCAGGATAAGCTCAATGAAGAGATACAAGAAAACGAGGAGTATGAAACCTTCCCAGACTTGGAAGAAGGTTACACCCTCAGAATTCGATTCGCTGAAGGTTCATTTGGAACCAACAAGTTTGCAGAGGTGTCCAGGATTGACTTCATTGAGAGGAAAAAACCATACGATGAGTCAATTTTGGAGAAGATACCTTCTTTGGATGATATATTGGAAATTTTCCCGTATCCTACCATTGAAGCTATGTTTTTCGGAAATATGAGTCCAGATGAGGACGAGGATGAAGAATATGACGATGATGATGTCAAGAAGAAGAAAAGGAAGGTAGATGAAGACGAGGACGTAGATGATGATATGGAAGAGGAAGAAGATGAAGAAGATGAAGAAGATGACGAGGATATAGATGATGAAGAAGATGAAGAAGATGAAGAAGATGACGAGGATATAGATGATGAAGAAGATGAGGACGAGGAGGAAGAACACGACAAAAAGAAATCCAAGAAATCCCCGCTCAAAAGACGACAGCTCCATTCAAAAGTAACCAAGGGTAAAGGAAAGAACAAGTGTCCCTACGGTCATGAATTCGGAGTAGACAATGACAGCTATGACGATTGCAATAATTGCGAAGTTTGGGGAAAATGTCTGGAGGCATCGGAGAGCG